AATTGAACTTTTAGTCTATTGGCAGGATAACTATGTTGATCCTGGCGCACCTGCACCCGGCGATAGCGTAGACGGAACATTAACCCTTGCAGTTTCTACATTGTATGCTACAGGAACACTTGTTCCAACAAGCGCTGGTAGTTTTGTAGTAGAAGATCCTACTGTAACATTGGGTGCAATTAGCGCTTAAAATATTTCTCTCTAGCAGCATCGCAAATAAATAAACTGCTATGTTAATTAGGAGAAACAATGGACGATCAACTCAAACAAGCTCTGGACTTTGCCAATTATCGCCAGACATTTTCAATCCAACGACAAACACTTAAAGAAAAAATTGAAGCCAAACTAACTTACGGCGTTAGCGGAGGCATCTTTAAAATTGATAAATCTTTAATTGCCTATGTGCAAATGTTAGTAGATAGAGGGCGCACTGGAGGCGTGCCGTTAATTGATTCAAACGATAATCCTATTCTTATTACTAATCTCGAAGATTTCCGCGATAAAATCTTAGACAGATACTATACTACTACTTTTGAGTACTACGATCAATACCAAGAGTTAAAAAAAAGTAGATCAGTAGAAAAATTGTTAGATCTATGAAATGCGGCGCACTAATATTTGCACATAATAACAGAGAGGTTGATTACGCTTTACTGTCTATAATATCTGCAGGGCTAGTTAAAAAGAATTTACAAGTCCCAGTATCTCTAGTTAGTGATGAATCTACTATTGAGTGGATGAAAACTTCTAACATTTATAGTAGAGCTGTAGAAGTATTTGATCAAATTATCCAAGTAGAAAAACCTGTTACTAATAACTATCGCAATCTACATGATGGTACAAGTAAGAAAATCGTGCCTTTTGTAAATTCTAATCGTGCCAGCGCCTACGACCTAACACCGTATGATAGGACATTACTGCTTGATAGTGATTTTTTAATATTTTCAGATAGATTAAATGAATATTGGGAAGTAGATGAAGATGTCCTAATAGCAGAATCAATGTTAGATTTTTACAGCCAATCACGCATGGGTTATCATGACAAGTATATTTCTGATACTGGAGTACACATGTTTTGGGCTACCACTGTGATGTTTACTAAAAATAAAAACGGAAAAAGATTTTTTGACCTAGTAAATTTCGTTAGAGAAAACTATCAATACTACGGAGATCTGTTTAGATTTGATACAAAACAATATCGAAATGATATTGCATTTAGTGTTGCTAATCACATACTTTTTGGGTTTAAAACTGATAAACGCATTAGCCTGCCAAAGTTATTAACTGCTATTGACAAAGACATATTACACAGCGTAGACGACTCTGGAAAATTAATTTTTCTAATCAATGCAAATTTAAACGATAAATTTTGCGCAGCAGCAATTAAAGATATCGATGTGCATGTTATGAACAAAGAAAGCATTGTGAGAAATGCAAAATCTCTATTGAGGTTAATATGAACTTTGGATATCTAATATTTGTAGCCAAGCACGAAACAGTTGACTATGCTAAACTAGCGTATGCATTAGCATTAAGTATTAAGAATACACAAAAAGAAGGGTACGATAAGGTTGCAATAGTAATTGACAATCCTGCCGACTTAGATAGATTTGAATCTAAATGGGTATTTGATCACATTATTCCGTGGGATCAAGAAACTTTTTGGAACGGTCGTAGTTGGATGGATAAGCTAACCCCGTTTGAGTACACTGTCTGTTTAGATGTTGATATGTTGTTTCTAAAAGATTATAGTCACTGGATTGATTATTTCATTGAAAATAATAAGTTATATATTCCAAATAAAAGCTACACATATCGAGGTGAGATAGTAACTAGCGACGACTATCGTAAAACTTTTACCAAAAATAATCTGCCAAATTTATATTCATTCTTTACATTCTTTAAGAAAGATAGTACACTAGTTAATGAGTTCTTTACTCTTGGACGTTATATTATTAAAAATCCCAAGGAGTTTTCTAACTTGTTTCTTACTGCACTTAAACCAAAAGTAGTAGGGACAGATGAAGCGTTTGCCCTTAGTGCAAAGATTTTAGGAATAGAAGATATAATTGCCTATGATTTAGAATTTCCTAGGGTAGTGCATCTAAAACCGCTAGTACAGAATTGGCCATGGCCTGCCGACAGGTGTTCTGATCATGTTGGATTTTATTTTAATAAACAGGGAAAATTAAAAATAGGAAATTATCAGCAGAATGATATTGTACACTATGTTGAAAAAGATTTAATTACAACCGAAATGATAAACATCTTAGAGGAACTAGCATGGAAGAAATGAGTGACTTAGAAACATTGATGGCAAATATAGAAATGCCTGAAATTAAGTACGTTGCAGTATTTGATCCTGATACTGGGGAAGTAACCAGTGTCGGACCGTCTTATGCGTTTCCTGAAGAAAAGTTTACCTTAGATCTCGATGACGAAACTGCACTTTCTATAATAGAAGGCAGAACAAAGATACATGCGTGTTTTGTTGACCCTACATCAAATACTCTAGAGCTAACTGGACGCAGGACAGAGCTTAAAATGGACGATGTGCTGCATAGAATAGTTGATAGTCGATGGAGCAATATAGAAAAACCAGACCTTCACATTACATACGATAATAACACTATAGTTTTTCAACTAACGGAAGAATTATATGGAACTTATATTTTAGATAAGAAGTTCCAACCGGTAAAGAAAAGAGAAGTTAGATGGGATAGGGACATGCAGCTTCATTTTTTTATAACAGAATACAATGATCCTAATATACTTTATCAGTCTGTTGTTGTAACACTTGCTGATATTATAGCAAAATCTCACACAGTTGATGTAACAAATTTACCAGTAAAGTTTAGTATATATACTAGGCGTGTTTTTAAAAATTACGTGATTGAAAAATTATGAGAATAGTTGAATTTGATATTATTTTTCTAAGTTATGATGAGCCTAATGCAGATTTGCATTACGCAGATTTATGCAATAAAGCACCATGGGCTAAACGTGTACATGGAGTTAAAGGCAGTGACACTGCTCATAAAGCAGCAGCTGAGTTAAGCGATACTGATTGGTTCATTACAGTTGATGCAGACAATATGGTAGATCCTAAATTCTTTGATCTAGAACTAGACATGAGCGATCCTAAGATACAAGTCTACGGATGGTGTGCTAGAAATTCTATCAACGGTTTACGTTATGGTAACGGCGGCCTAAAGATTTGGAAAAAAGAGTTTGTGTTAAACATGCGCACACACGAAGCAGCAGAAAGCGATCGTGCCCAAGTTGATTTTTGTTGGGAAGATGGATACAAGAACTTTCCAAAGATCTATAGTGACAGCATTATTACAGGATCGCCTTTTCAAGCGTGGAGAGCAGGGTTTCGTGAAGGTGTTAAAATGACTCTGCTTGACGGCGAAAAAGTGCCAGCACAAGAAATACAAGAACGTATTTGGTGGCATAATATTCATAGACTGCGTATGTGGTCGACTGTAGGTATGCACGAAGAACACGGTGCCTATGCAATCCTTGGCACACGTATGGGAACATACATGACTAACTGTACAGATTGGAACTATGTAGATGTTAGAGACTTCGAGCTATTAAAAGATATCTACGAAGAAAAAGTTAACCACATCGACGTCGAAGCCGATGCACAAGTGCTAGGTGAAAAGATTAAACAAGAGCTAGGTCTTAAGTGGCCTTGGTTAAATGCAGAACAGAGTAAGTACACATTAGCGCTTTATGATGAAACAATTAATTTAGGCTTAACTTATTACCGACAATGAAATACGATATAATCTTCATTAGTTACAGTGAGCCTAACGCGGACGAAAACTTTAATAAACTAAAGGCAAGATTTCCCTACGCTCAACGAGTTAGCGGAGTTACAGGAATACACCAGGCACACATTGCAGCAGCTAGGAAAGCCTTTACTAAGATGTTTTGGGTAGTTGACGGCGATGCTGTAATTGTAGACACATTCAACTTTAATTATGTAGTAAGCAAATACGATCTAGAATGTGTACATGTTTGGCGCAGCCAAAATCCAGTTAATGGACTAGAATACGGATACGGCGGAGTTAAACTACTTCCTAAGAAGTTGACTATGACTATGGACTTAGCTAGACCTGACATGACAACAAGCATTAGTCCGCTGTTTAAGGCCATGGAAGAGATCAGTAACATTACTGCATTTAACACTGATCCTTTTAACAGTTGGAAAAGTGCATTTAGAGAATGTTGTAAATTATCTAGTCGCGTTATTGATAGACAAGACGATACTGAAACTCAACAACGATTAAACACCTGGTGTACAGTTGGCACAGACATCGATGTACTTGCAGGAGCAATTGCTGGCCGCAAGTACGGTGAAGAAAATAAATTAGATGTAGAAGCATTAAAAAAGATTAATAATTTTAAATGGTTAGAGGAACAGTTCTATGGACGATAAACAACGCATACAAAAATTCATTCCCATAATGAAAGAAGTTAGTCCAACTTTCTGTTTGGCCAAATGGCATCACACTACTATCTATTTGCAAACGGGAGAAACACACAGTTGCTACCATCCTGCACCTCACAAAATTCCTTTGGCTGAAATTGCACTAGACCCAAGCGCATTACATAATACTAAAGAAAAAATTAGTGAACGTGCTGAAATGATTGCAGGCAAAAAGCCTAGTGGTTGCAATTATTGCTGGAACATTGAAGCAATGGGGGAGGATTATATTAGCGATCGCAAGGAGCGTAACGCAAGTATCTATACTGAGGAAAGACTCGGAGCTATAAAAGCTAATCCTCTAGCTCCTGTAAATCCACAATACATTGAGGTAAGTTTTGGTAATGAATGCAATTTCAAATGCGGATACTGCCATCCTAAGCATAGCAGTGCATACCACAAAGAGATCAAAGATTTTGGACCGTATGATATGGTTAAAAATCACCGCAATGATATTAACTGGTTCACTGTCTATGAAGAAGATACTAATCCCTACGTAGAAGCATGGTGGAAGTGGTGGCCCGAGGTTAGTAAGACCTTAACAATATTACGAATTACTGGCGGCGAACCGCTATTACAAAAATCAACTTGGAGACTCTTAGATGAGCTTGATAATAATCCTAAACCTAATCTCGAGCTTAATATTAATAGCAACTTCGGAGTTAAGACGATACTTATCGATCGATTAGTAGAAAAGGTAAATGCTCTCTTAGCTAAAGGTGCAATTAAAGACTTTAAGATTTTTACTAGCATGGATACATGGGGACCGCAAGCGGAATACATACGCACAGGGCTAGATTTAACTGTTTGGGAAAAGAACTTAGATACATATCTAACTAAGACCACGTTACCGGTTACATTTATGTGTACCTTTAATATTCTAACAGTAACAAACTTCCAAAGTTTACTAGAAAAGATCTTAGAATGGCGTGTTAAGTATAATGGCTTTGATCAGAACAAATGGCAGCGTATACGCTTTGACACTCCGTTCTTAAAAGAGCCATTACAATACGACATGAATTTATTGCCTAAAGATGAGTTTATGCCTTACATGCAAAGACATCTAGACTTCATTCTAGCCAATCTAGACGATAAAAACCGTAGCAAATTCAACGACTTAGAGTATGAAAAATTCCTAAGAGTAGTAAAATACATGGAATCAGCTATCTATACCCCAGAAAAACTAAAAGAAGGCAAACGAGACTTCTTTAATTGGTTTACAGAATACGACCGCAGACGCGGTACTAATTTCTTAGAAACATTTCCAGAATTGGAAAACTTCTATTTTGATTGCGGACAAACAGAATAAGGACACTATGAGCAAAACAATTTTAATTACAGGCGGCGCCGGGTTTATAGCTCACCATTTAGTTGATAAAATTTTAACCGAAACTGATTGGAAAATAGTAACCCTTGATCGATTAGATTATAGTGGCAATTTAAATAGATTGAACGAAGTAGTAATGGCTCACCCGGCAATCGAGCGCAAACGTGTACGGGTAGTTCATCACGATCTAAAGGCAGAACTAAATTCTCAAATTAGATCAATGATTGGAAAAGTTGATTTAATAGCGCACCTTGCAGCAGGCAGTCACGTCGACCGATCTATTGCGTATCCTATGGAATTCGTACAAGATAATATAGTGGGCACTGTTAATCTAATGGACTATGCTCGTAATTTAGATAGTTTAGATCTATTTGCATATTTTTCAACAGATGAAATTTTTGGTCCAGCACCTGTTGGAGTTAGCTACAAAGAAAATGACAGATATAACAGCACCAATCCTTACAGTGCTAGCAAAGCTGCCGCAGAAGAAATGGTAGTTGCATACGAGAATACCTACGGCCTTCCAGCAATTGTTACCCACACTATGAATGTATTTGGGGAAAGACAACATCCTGAAAAGTATATTCCTATGTGTATCAGAGGTGTTCGAGATAACGAAAAAATTACAGTACATGCTAACGCAGAAAAAACAATTGCCGGATCAAGGCATTACATACATGCTCGAGACGTTGCAGATGCATTGATGTTTTTATATCATACTGACCTTAGTAAATTAGAACCAGACTACGGTGGCGCAAAATGTCAAAAATTCAATATTGTAGGATCTACAGAGATTGACAATTTAAAATTAGCACAGTTTATTGCAGATGTCCAAGAAAAACCGCTCAACTACGAAATGTGTGATTTCCACACTAGTCGACCTGGCCACGATTTGCGATATGCACTAGATGGTAATAAGATGAAACAGTTAGGATGGGAACCTCAGCCTGCATATAAAAGATTAGAAGAAGTAATACATTGGACATTAAAAAACAATAGATGGCTAATAGTTTAATTAATATTAATAATTTATCAACAGCATTTGATAATTTTCATAAAGAAAAATATTCACACTGTGTAATTGATAATTTTTTAAATGAAGATGTTGCTACCCAGATAGCAGCAGATTTTCTTGCGTATGATTCTGGATTATTTAACGGCAACTATGATAATCAAATTGAACTGAAGCGTACTTGTAATATATGGGATAGATTCCCTGCGAGTATCTACCAACTAATAACATATCTTAATTCACCTACATTTATAGACGTACTATTGACATACACAGATTGCGGCACGCTATATTCTGATCCAGGAATCCACGGAGGTGGCTTACATTCTCATCCAGATGGCGGTAAACTAAATCCGCATCTTGATTATAATCTTCATCCTAAATTAGGCCTACAGAGAAAGTACAATCTTCTTATCTACCTTACTCCTGATTGGCAACTAGAATGGGGAGGAGATTTTGG